CAAACAGATATGCAACCTGTCTATATCTAGACTTTTGACGGTTGTCTGTATTGAGAAGCTGAGTATATATATCCGGTACAAGTAACAAAGCTTCTGGCAGGGGCATAGCCAGCTGCAGGGAAAGTGGTACCATCCCCAGCACCAGGAAAAGAGTGCCAGGCACGCGATTCGCCGTAGGAATCCAAGGTTGGGCCAATAATAAGTGAGATGGTAGCAACTGTTGATGGGTGTCTATCCCCATCTATTTAATTCTTGTAGGAAAGGAGGAACGCCTATTTTTGTCAGCTATTCCCGCATGAGCGCATATCTCTCTTGCCCTTATCTTCACTGGTTACGGTATGTTCGTCGTTTGACAAAGAAGAAGCCTGAACGACCTCTGTATTTTGGTACAGACTTCCATAAGCTACTGGAACTGAGGAATGATAAAGAAGCCCTCAAGGAAGCAAAAGCTCTGATACAGGATACCTATTATGAGATGCCTGCAGCCTTTCAAGGTGAGCTCGGGGAAAACTACATCGAAGACTTGTTCAACATCTTCAAGGATTACAGAACAGTGTACAAGGATGTAAGACAGCCTCAAATCACTGAAAAGGAGTTTGAGCTTGAAGTTGGGGAATGCAAGGGAGAGCCAATTGTTTTCGTTGGCAAAATTGATGAGCTGTATTTGCTAAAGCATCACGGAGTGAAGTCCATTACTGTGGGTGAACACAAGACGTTCTCAAACAAGCCTAACATGGATGTGCTTGTTATGAATTCACAAAAGTGTTTGTATGCAAAAGCAGTTCAATATCTTTGGGGCATTTTACCCGACAAGGTAAAATGGGACTACATTCGTTCTACACCTGCGTCTTATCCGATATGGCTTGAGAAGTCAGGTAGATTCAGTGATGCTTCTTCCACTAAGATCACCCCTATGAGCTGGAAGCGAGCCTGCAAAGAAAGAGGAATCACTGACCCAGACATCATTGCTAGGGGTGAACGATATCGTGCAAACATACCTGAGTTTTACTTTCAGGTTGAGCTTGATATTGATCCAGCCATGGTTGATAAAGTTTGGGAGAGTTACCTGTACACTGCCAAACAGATCATACGTTTTGGTGAAAAGAACCAAGCTCACAACATTACCCGCAACTGTTCTTGGTGTACATACCACGATATCTGCTATGCCGAAATGACTGGTGGTGACGTGGAATATGTAATTGCCAAAGACTTTGAGGAAAAATCTATCAAGGAGGATAACAATGGGTCTACTTGACTCTGCTGTTGATATCCAAGAGCTTGGTCAGCGCAATCTGTGGGTCATCTACGGGAAATCAAACAGTGGTAAAACCTATGTTGCATCTACTTTCCCCAAACCGATGCTCTATCTGAGAATTGGTGATGATGGATCCAATACGATTGCCAGAGTGGAAGGTATCAAAGGTGTGCCTCTTAACTCAACCAAGCAGCTCAAGGATATTGCCAAAGAACTGCAAAAGGACAAAGCCTACAAGACTATCGTAGTTGATACATTTTCCTTGCTCACTAATGAGTGGGTAGATGAAAATGTCATCAAGAAAAACAAGCGCATGACCCAGCAATTTTGGGGTGATCTGAAGACTGAGACTGAAGAGCTCATCAAAGAAATGCACAAGCTGGCGCGTAAACACATCGTTGTGTTAACCTGTCATGAAGCAACTGATGCTATTGACGGTATGGAAGATGAGATTGCTCCTGATGTGAGACCGAGTGTATCAAAAGGCGCAAGGACTTATCTTGAAGGTATGGCCAACTATGGAATCCATACAACCAGAATCGTCAAAGAGGTCACCAAAGGCCATACCACCAAGGAAGTGGTAAAGTTCGCTGCTGATATTGGTCCGAACCCATACTACTGGACCAAGCTTCAGATTGATCCCAGCATCAAAGTCCCTAGCAGAATAATCAACCCGACCTATGATAAATTCATGGAAATCATCGGTGGGGAAGAACAATAAACAAGGAGGAATATCAAAATGAGTAGAAAAGTTCGTGTGGACCTGACAGGTGTGGAAAGTTACACCAGATGCCCCGAGGGCGAGTGGCTTGCTCGTCTGAAAAAGATTGATGTTGGTGAGGTGCAGGGCAGCGGTGACGATGCTCTCAAGGCTCAGTTCGAGGTGATCAAGGGTGAAGCCAAGGGCAATACCGTCTTTGAGACCTTCAGTCTGTCCGAAAAGGCTCTGTGGAAGCTGAAGTCCTTCCTGGATGCTGTGGGCATGAAGTCCGATGGCAAGCTGAATCTTGACCTTGACAAGATGGAAGGCAAGATCTGCATCATTGAGGTCATTCATGACGAGTACAATGGTGTCAAGCGTGCCAAGATCAACTCCTACATCAAGCCCACTTCTGAAGGGGACGATGACGACGAGGAAGATACTGATGAAGAGGAGCTGGACGAAGAAGAGGAGGAGAAGCCTGTTAAGAAGTCCAAGAAAGCTCCTGTGAAGTCTTCCAAGAAGAAGCCGGAACCTGAGGAAGAAGACGAAGACGATGATGAGGACGAAGAGGAGGATGAGGAAGAAGAGGAAGAACCTCCCCGCAAGTCCAAGAAAGCAGCTGCAAAGCCCTCCAAGAAGGCAAGCAAAAAGTCTTCCAAGAAGGATGATGACGAGGACGACTGGGAAGACGATGATTGAAGCCTAATTTGGCCACCAGAGTATTCCCCATTTTGAACACAGGGGGAGGGGAAACCCTCCCTCTCTACAAGGAAGTGGTGTAGCATGGATTTATACAATATTCCAGGTGATACTGG